TGACGGGGAACAGCGGTTTCCCCAAATCATTGGACGTAAGCAAGGCGTTTGACAGGCGAGCAGGAGCAGAGAGGGAAGTTGTCGGAGTGTCTGTTCACAGCTCTAATAGAACAAAAGGTAGTAATACCTTCGGTCAAATACCGGCAAACGAAGGTGAGCGTCTTATAACCGCACCAGCAACCGACCTTGCCAAAAAGTGGAACGGATGGGGCACGGCTTTGAAACCGAGCCACGAGCCAATAATATATGCTCGCAAACCATTTAATTCTGTTCCGTTTTCAGGTATAATGGAGGAGACAACAAGTCTCTTGGAGGTAGTGTTATGCCTGTTACTGTCAAGTGTGAATGGTGCGGAAAGGATTTTCAGGTTAAGTCCAAGCGAGTTAAACGGGGAGTCAGATTTTGCAGTTATGAGTGCCGCACTGCTTCATGGGGAAAGATCCGGCGAGTTAAAAGAGCTGATGGTTACATTCAACTCACCGGAAACGGTCTTAACGTGCTTGAACATCGCTACATTATGGAACAACATCTTGGAAGAAAGCTTGAAAAATGGGAGCATGTTCACCACAAAAACGGAGACAAGTCTGACAACCGCATTGAAAACCTTGAAATCATTGTTATTTCCGATCACGCAAGAACCCACCATCCAGGCCGTGATGACAGCGCATGGGTTCGGCTTGAATGTAAGCAGTGCGGAAAGAAATTTGAACGACGAAGGAAGGAATACGAGCGACATCCTGAAGCGTTTTGTAGCCGTGAGTGCTACCTTGAGAACCGGAGAAAATGGTACACCTGCGAATATTGCGGTGAACGCTTTACGACTAATAACCCCAAGCGTCGTTTCTGTTCTCAAACATGTGCTAACCGAAATACAAACCAACAACGCCGAAAAAAGTCCACTTGAACCCGCCCANGANCCNATNATCATGGCNNGNAAGCCGCTNGACGGGACCGTAGCGGANAACGTGGAGCGGTGGGGNACGGGTGCGCTGAATATTGATGGGTGTAGGATACCAGCTGGTGAGAATGAACTGAAACCTACTGTTCGAGGGGCTGGGNTTCACAAAATAGGGAATGAACGTTTAACGGGTTGGAACCGTGATGANTATGACGGAACGTACACACCCAACGAAGCTGGNNGATTCCCCGCCAACGTAATACTNGACGAAGAAGCTGGGCGCATGTTGGATGAGCAGAGTNGGATAAGTAAACCACGTAAAGGAAGAATAGGCAAGCGTGGTGGTACAGCATGGCATGGACGAAAAGGTATAGGTACCCCCGATAAAATTGGTAGATGGCCTAGCGATAGCGGAGGGGGTGCGAGCAGGTTCTTTTATTGCGCTAAGGCTTCTAAGAAGGAGCGAGGTGAAGGTAATAATCACCCTACGGTCAAACCTGTTAAACTGATGGAATATCTAATTACACTCATAACCCCTCCGAATGGGATTGTCCTTGACCCGTTCTTGGGAAGCGGAACAACGGCTCTGGCCGCCCTAAACCTAGGGCGGTTTTTCATTGGCATTGAGCTTAACGAAGAATACTGCGAGATAGCCCGCAGGAGGATAGAACAACACAAGACGCAGACTGAATTATTTGCATAGAAGGGTGGTGAACTGGTGGCGNTAAGATCATTTTTCNCAAGGCTGTTCCCGAAGGCAACCGCACGAAGGCAAAGGCATTTGTACGCCAGAATGCTTGACGGTTCTATACCGGTGTTTTCCAGCTTCGGCAGGGACATATATGTGAGTGATATTGTCCATGCCGCTGTCAACAGGGTGGCTGTGGAAATAAGCAAGCTCCAACCGCGGCACATTCGCACAGACAANGAAGGGCGAATTGTAGAACCCAAAAGCGAATTCAACAGGCTGTTCAAATTCAAGCCTAACCCCATTATGACGACGAGTGAGTTTTTAGAAAAGATGATTTGGCTTTTATTCAAGAACTACAACTGCTTTATTTACCCTGCTTACGATATTGCGATAGACAGTCAGGGGAGGGCGTATAGGCGGTATACAGGGTTCTATCTTTTGAACCCCTTAACAGCAACGTTCCTACAAGACGAAACGGAACGCCTATTTGTGGAATTCGACTTCGGGGGCGGGAACAAGTTCACCATTCCTTACGACGACGTTATTCACCTGCGCAAGAAGTATTCGGAACACGAGTTACTGGGCGGGGGAAAGAACGGACGCCCTGATAACGAGTCGCTGCTCCGGGTGCTGGAAGTAGAACATGCCATTCTGGAAGGTTTGGAGAAGGCAATTCCTGCCACACTAAACGTCCGTGGCGTACTTAGGGTAAATACTTTGATAGACGATGCGAAGCAAGCAGAAGAACGCGAACGCTTTGAAAGGGCTATCAAGGAAGGCAAGTCTGGTGTTCTTGTAACCGACTTGAAAGCCGAATACACGCCTTTGGAAATTAACCCAGCACTGATTGACAAGGAAACAATGGCCTTTATCCAAGACAAAGTTCTTAACTGGGTAGGCGTTCCGCTAAAAATTCTGTCCGGGAACTTCACCGGGGAAGACTACCAGATTTGGTATGAGCAAGAACTCGAACCCCTTATTATCCGTATGGGGCAAGCGTTTTCGGCGTGCCTGTTCACCGAGAACGAGCTAAACCACGGAAACCAGATTGTGTTCTACCAGCGGGACTTAATGTATATGAGCATGCAGACTAAGCTAAATCTGCTGAAAATCGCTGGTGAGCAAGGGTTATTAACCGACAACCAAAAGCTACAAATTATCGGCTATCCGCCGCTTCCTGGTGAAGAAGGCAACAGGCGAACCATTTCTCTGAACTACATTTCTGTCGCCATTGCTGACGAGTACCAAATGAGGCGGGTAAAAGCCTTCAAGGACAAGGTGGCGGAGGTTGAGGAAGACAATGAAGAAACCCAGGAAGGGGAGTGATGGTTTTGATAACGCGTGACAGACACTATAAAACCTTTGGGTTTGAATATAGGCAAGAAGACGACGGGCGCATGATGGTTTACGGGCGGGCCGTCGTTTTTGATCAGGAAACCGTTATCTACGAAATTGACGGTGTTCAGTACAAAGAAAAAGTCGATCCGCGGGCCTTCGATGAAGCCAAAATGGACGATGTTGTGCTCGTGGTGGATCATGCGGGCAAACCGGCTGCCAAAACCAGAAACGGCACTTTGAAGTTGTTTATTCGTCCGGACGGTTTGTATATCGAAGCCGATCTGAGCAAGAACGCCACCGGTCGGGAGCTGTTTGAGGACATCAAAAACGGTTTCTTCGATAGAATGAGCTTTTCGTTTACCGTGGCCGAAGACGAATACGACCGTGACACCCGCACGCGCACCATTAAGAAGATAAAGCGTCTTTACGATGTGTCGGCTGTCACTTTCCCGGCCTATGAACAGACTTCCCTTGTTGCTCGCTCCTGGGCTGAAGCCCAGTACGAGATAGAGAAAAAGGCAGCGGAGGCTGCACGAGCGGCGGAGGCCGCTAAAGAAGCGGAGGCTTCTTCTNAGAACGCGGAGGCGTTGGCGCTTGAAAAACTTCGGGCGCAAATACTNGCCAAATTCTANAANNAGTGAACATCATGCGTGACAAACTGCAAAAAATGCTTGCTGCCAAGGAAGCCCGCAAGGCTGAACTTGCAGAGAAAGCAAAGATAACCGAAGACATTCAAGAACTGCGGAACATCAGCGCGGAACTTGACACCCTAAACACCGAAATTAACGAACTGCGCAATATGATTGCGGAAGTGGAAAAGAAGGCTGATGAGGAAGAATTCCGCAGCCAGAAGCCTGTCCCGCAGGTGCCAGAAGGCAAGCTGAACCCCATGGCTACTTTCAGTCAATTAACCACCGCCGCCAGGGAAGAACGGCGCGAAGAAGATCCGTGGAATACCGTTGAGTATCGCAAGGCGTTCATGGAATTTGCCAAGACCGGTAAAGTAACACCTGAGTTGCGATCCGGCGATCAACCCACGGACGTATTCGCTGGCGTAACCGATCTGGCTGCCATTGTCCCCACCACAATTCTGAATGAGATCATTCGGGAGCTAAAAGTCCGGGGACAAGTGTTCAACCGTGTGCGCAAATTGAGCGTTAAGGGAGGCGTGTCGGTTCCCATCCTGTCCCTGAAACCCGAAGCTAAGTGGGTTGGCGAGGGTTCCGGTGCACGCCAGAAGGTGGAGGCCAAGAACTCTGTTACTTTCAGCTACCACGGGCTTGAGGTTAAGGTGGCTACCTCCTTGCTTGCCGACACCGTAACGTTGGACAGCTTTGAGTCCACCTTGAGGGATCTGATTGTTGAAGCCATGGTTGAGGCTCTTGACAAAGCCATTATTTCCGGCGACGGCGACAATAAGCCTCTTGGCATCACCGNGGACNCCCGGATTCCCGANGGCAATNNGGTNACCCTCAGCCCGTCCGAAATCGGCTCTTGGGCCGCCTGGAAGAAGAAAGTGTTCGCCAAAATGCCTTTGGCTTACAAGGCTGGGGCTGCCTTCTACATGGCGAGCGGCACTTTCGAGAGCTACATTGACGGCATGGTGGATCAGAACGGCCAGCCTGTCGGACGCGTGAACTACGGCATCACCAACGGCCCGCAGGAGCGTTTCGGTGGCAAGGAAGTCATCCTTGTTGAAGACGACGTGATCGCTCCCTACGATGACGCCNATGNGCCTGACGGTNCCANTCCNGGNGACGTGATTGCCATTTACGCCAACCTAAACAACTATGTTATCAACTCCAACATGCAGTTGGCCCTGTTCCGNTACTTCGATCACGACACCAACCAGTGGGTGGACAAGGCCATCATGATTGCTGACGGCAAGCTGCTCGATCCGCACGGTGTTGTCATTGTCCGCAAGGGTGCCGATGAGGNCGNCGCGGGAAACCCTTAAACTCGTCCCTNTCGGGGCTGGCGATAGGGACTTTGACTCTGGTACAGGAGGACGGGGAAACCGTAGGGTTTGACCCCGGAGTCCTGTACTACACAGTCACAACCACAAACGCCACCAACAAGATCACAGCAACCCCAGCCGATGAGGAGGCGGAAGTTGTGATTACGGTGAATGGTGACGAAGTGGACAATGAATCGCCTGCTACCTGGGTTGTAGGCGTGAACGAAGTTGTGATCACGGTTACAAACGGGGACGCGGAAACCGTCTACACCGTGATAGTAACAAAAACCATTGGGGACTAAGGGAAGCCTTCGGGCTTCCCTTCCCTAAAGGCAGGTGGTGATATGGCGTTACTAACCCCTCAACAAGTTGCTGAAGCACTTGACTACGACAGNCCGGAGCAAGTACCGCCGAAAGCCTTCTCCTACGTTCCTGCTATTGAAGAATACCTNACGGTTGCTACGGGAAAGCGGTGGGGTGACGAAGAACCGGTTGACCCATTAGCGCAAGTGACAGCCCAGGTGCTTCTTGTGCGGTGGTTTGAAGATCCGGGACAAGTNGGAAAAGTGTCTGACCAAAGCCTGATTACCATGATTGGCATGCTCAAGGCGAAGGCTGGTGGTTAGTATGAAAAAACGCAAAAGGGTNTTCCGCCATCAAGTTGTTATCGAACAGTACACTGAAATTGGCCGGAACGAGCTGAACCAGCCTATCCGCGACTGGGTGCCATTCGCCACTGTGTGGGCGGAAATTGATCCTCTGCGCGGGCGCGAATATTGGGCAAGCAGGCAAGTTGTTAACGAGCAAATAGTCCGCATTTCATTTCGCTATATCAAAGGCATTAAGCCCGACATGCGTGTTAGGTGGGGCGACAGGGTATTTGAAATAGAGTCCATCATGAACCCAATGGAGCAAAATTACGAGATTCAGCTTATGTGCAAGGAAAAGGTGAATTGAATGCGGATTCGCGTGGAGATCAAGGGTTCTAAGGAACTCCAAAATGCCCTGAAGAAAATTCCTAAAAACGCCACCAGACGTTCGCTAGCCAAAGCAGCTAAGGCGGGCGCAGAACCAATTTTAAGAAGCGCGAAGCAAAAGGCTCCGGTGGATACCGGGCGACTTCGCGATTCGTTGCGTTCCACCTTTGCGTACCAAAGCTCCAGGGCAGTGAGGGTGCAAGTGGCTTCCAGCCTGAAACCGAAAAGAGGCTCTTGGCATTCTTACGATTACTACCAGGAGTTTGGTACGTCTTTCCACCCGGCACAGCCGTTTATGCGTCCTGCCGTGGACGAGCAGCATGAGAACGCAGTGGAACAGACACGCAAAACAATGGAGGAGGCGGTGCTTGAGGAGGTGAAGAAACTTGGACGTTGAAGGAGCGTTGGTTGCTCACCTATTGGCTGATAATGAACTGACTGCGCTTATTGGGAACAGATTGTTCCCCTTGGCGATACCGGAAGGGGAACANGCCCCTGCGGTGGTGTGGCAACGTGTCAGCTCGCCACGAACCCTTTCGCTTAGCGGAAATTTCGCTGACAGTCCAAGATNCCAGTTTTCTGTCTATGCGGACGATCTAGTGCTTGCACGAA